CTTACATGCATATTACGATGTCCATTAAGATCTAATCCAGATGGATCATTTAAAAGTTCTACTGTTGCTTCTTCAAAGATCTCCATATCTGCCGGATCAAATCCACAATCTGCCCTTACTACGTTCGGCATTATTATTCCTCCTTTACATCATTTGTTTAAATTGCATTTTGCCCATAATTTGGATTTTACCATTTGTATATACTTTATGTGGCCAACTTATATCATCTATTTCTATTAGCGGTTCTGGATAGCAACGACAGTTCCAAATATTGCCTGCATGATAATTACCAACAGATTTCTCACCGGCCAAAGCTTCTGGACTTGGAGGTTCATTCCAATTAACAAGAACTCCTTCCATAATCCTATGGGACTTTCGAACTCTATCTCCATCTTCCATAGTTCTCCATACATACCAATGAAGATCTAAATTATCGCATCTTGCTTTTGTAAGAGCTGTAGTAGTTTTTGAAACCTCAGTTCTTGCAATAAGTTTTGCAGAAGCTCTTGAATGTTTATCTGTTTGTTCTCTTATAACCTTAGCTATTTCAGAAGCTCGCATTCCTTTTAATGCCATATCTGAAATATCCTTAGTTACCTTTTTAGCAACATCAGTAGGTAATGTTTTTATTAAGCTGGCATTTTCTTCAATTTGTATTTCAATATCACTTTTTAAGCCTTGATTTATTTCGCTCATTAGCATTCTATATAAGCTTGGATTTTTGGTAGCCTTTTTAGCTGCCATTCTCCAAGTTCTCATATTTTGAACTGCTATAGGAGTTACCATTCTTCTCACTGCTGAATAAACAAAAGAATTAAATGGTTCTGAGTTTTGGAAGTTCCTCATATCATTTATATACTTTTCTTTATCATCACCAGCAGAAAAAGCAATGTAATGAAATAAGTCAGTTAGCTTGCTAAGTGTATCTAAAAAACTATCTTGAAGTAGCCTTGTGGTTTTCCAATCATCTTTTTTCATTGGTTACCACCTTAATTCATTTATTGCTTCTTTTATTCTAGAAATTGCTCCATCTAAATCAGATTTAGCATTTCCATCTAAATTATTTCTTATATCTTCTAGGTATTTTACTTCATTTTCTAGTTTCTTTATAATAGATTTTTTATTATTTTTGCTATCTAATATTTTAATTGCCTTATCAAGCACTTTAAGTACTTTCATAAGATCATCCTTTACTTAAAGCTTCATCATTAAAGACATTACTTCACTTTGGGCTTTTTCAACAAGCTGCAAAACCTTTCTTGGGTTAGACGAATTTTGAATAGCACTTGATAAAAGAGAATAGATCTTTTTCACATCATTCTTAGTAATGTCAGCATCACAAACCTTGATTGCTTTATCTAAAGCCTTTTTAGTTTCCATAATAATTGCCTCCTTTAGTATCTATATATATTATATATTATATATAAACAAAAGTAAATAGTTAAATACAAGAAATTTGATTATAATTCATTGGCTTCAGCTTCCCACTATTTACAATTTCATGAGCAACTTTATCTAAAGCCTCATTTTTGTTTTTAGCAATTACTTTGATAATTACCTCTTTACCAGTTTCTACTTCAGTAAAACTAGCATACCAAATAGGATCATCAATAGCTTTAATTGCCTGGTTTATTTTCTTCCGGCTTTTGCCGTGTTTTATCGAAAGGAGTTTCTTCAGCAGCACTGTTATTTCCTCCTGTCATATTTTTAACATATTCTTTCATTTGCTGTTCATCTAACTTGTCTTGTTCTTTGTTTTCCTTATCTTCCTTTTCAGCTTCGTTTATCATCTCGTCAGTAATATTGGACCAAAGGCCAACAAGAGGAGCTTGCTGCTTAAGTTCACGAAGTGCAGAAGCCTTTCCAATAAGTCCAGTGCCAACTGCAGTGAATATTGGTTCAGCCATCTTAGAAGCAAGGTCAGACTTTTCAAGGTCAGATGGACGTCTTATAGGATTGAATTCAATTTCCATATCATCCGGGATCTCACCTAAAGTACTCATTGTAATAATCTTGATAAGCTGCTCAAGTGGTTCCCTAACATATGTTTCTTGCTTTTCCTGAATAGTGTCATAATAGTTTTGAAGTGTTTCATCTCCACTATTGAAACCAGAGGGAGATCTACCAAATAACTTATCAACAGGAATTTCAGCTGCACCAGATATATCAAGCATAAAGCTTTCATATACATCATTTATACCTGTGAAGGAATACTGGTGCATTTCAAAGGAATCTTCCTTGTCCATTGCAACAGTACCAGTATTGCACATTAAATGGTTCATAGCTACCATAGTATCATAAACATGCTGTGCTGCTTCCTGATCACCCATGGTTAACATTTGAGCTAAACCATCCATCTTATGAACTCGAATATTAGCAAGGAAAATAAGAAATGCAATATTTGCCGAAGTATCATCACGTTTCTTTAATTCCGTATATACATGTTCAAGTTCAGAAGCTCCCCAGTAAGATTCTGCAATTTCCTCCCAGTATGGAAGTTCTCTACCGATCATTTTAATTACTCTGCTATGGTGCATTCTTACTGTTTTACCAGAAGTATCATCAGACACATCATAATAAGCTGGAGTTCCAAAATGTGGATCACTTATATCAGATACCAATTCAACAGAAGGAGAAACTCCAGACCAACGATCAATAGTCATGCAACCTTTGTAATCACCCGGCATAATGGAATCCAGATCCAAAGGTTCACTCATATCTTCCTGTCCTTCAATAAGTGGAATAAGTAAGCATCCACCATAAAGTCTTGCCCACTTAATGCACTTAAGGAATCTTGCCTCAGTTCTTGTTCTTCTCCAAGTATTCATTATATCCTGGATTTTATCCGGATCAATTTGAGATTGAATAATGAATCCATTTTTCATCATCTCATTAGCTGGCTTTTCAATAATTGCCTTAGCAATCCAGTTATTTCTAAACAGAGTATTGAGGGTCATATAATCCCATGTAAATCGTTCCATTACATAACGACCAGTTTGGGAAAGGTTATTGGCTCCCATACCAAGATTAGCTGGAATGTTGGTATAAGCATCTAAAGCTTTTTTAGCACTTATGATTCCGGCACTGTCCAATACAAGACCAGGAGCTAATTTGGTTAGACTATCTTGCATGGCCTGCTGCCTTTTTCTTTTTCTCATTTTAGTAGCCTGCCTGCTCATTAGTTACAACCTCCATTATTCCGAGTCAGCCAAACGGGCTTTAATCTTGTAGTCTTTTTCCTTCTTCCAATACCTTACAATATCGTCCAACAAAGATTGAACAGAGGGATCATCGGTTTTATTTCTAAGATCAGCTAATACTTTTACATATTTTTCTATGCAGCCTTCTACTACACGCATTGCCAAATCAAAATAATAATCACTATAATTGGTTGGCTTATAATTCAATTCATCAAGCAAGTAAGAAGAATTAAGAATTGTATCTCCTTTTTCAATTGCAAGTTCAGCTAATGTATCAGCATCTTCATTTGCCTTTTCATAATACTCATTGCAAATATTATGAATGTTATCAAACAAGGTTCCTTTAGCATGGGTATGAATATGCTTCATATCATTTGCCAAAGCAACTGCTGCATAATAAGCTGTAGAATAGTTTCCCATTTTTGTTCCTCCTAATATATTATATATTATATTATATACTAGAACTAGTTATTTGTAAACAATTATTTTATCAACAAAGAAATAGTATATTTTGCTTCCTAATCTTTTGTACGTACGGATTATTTAAAGAACCTTTCCAATTACCAATTCCACAACCTGGATATCTTCCATTGGATCCACCAGCTTTTGGTGTACCATATTCATCATAATATTGGTTACCGTGGTAAATGTGGTTTATCCATGTAGAAGGAATATCTTTTGTTGCCTTTGGAATAGTTGTGAAAAGTTCTTTTTCCTCCATAAATGGAATTCGATAAATGTAAATGTTTTTATCATCTTCTAATGCTTGATAATTATACCGTTTAGCCATTACTATTTCAGGCATTTTAGAAATTACTTTTAGTATGAAGGAATGGTTAAGCACCTCTTCTGTACCTCTTTGTTAATTTCTCACCATATACCTCATATTGGCTAAAGTTTGTATTAACAATATAACGTAAAGCATCACAACAATGATCGAATTCCTTTATTGGTACCTCATTACCGTTTTCCACCTTTTTCTCATCCCAGCTATACATACCTAACTCGGATATTAGGTTCGGGCAATTATTGGCATTTATAAGCAAGTGTCCGGTGTTAAATAAAGTACTTACTTTTGCTATTCCTTCGGCTACATCATTCTTTGCTTGAATAACTCTATCACCAGCATTTTTATGAGCAGCTATTAAAGGTGTAGCACTTGGATCCATTGCAATATTTGTATATCTTCTTCCCTCATTGAACTGATGAAAAGCTTCTACATATTGCCTTGGTTCCATTTGCTTTAGCTTATCTCTACCGGAATAATAGTATTCATTATCAACATAAAGAAAGGGGATTGGATCTCCCGGCACTCTGACCTTATAGGCTCTTAAATAAACCTGAGGATTTTGGGTTCCAAAGTCAGAACCATAAATAGCCGGTATATCATTTTCCCTTGCTTTAATTGGGAGCACATTAGGATCAGTATAAGTATTTCTTTCAGCATCAAATGTATCATAAATAATACCAGAAGCTTGTACCCATTTGCCTAATATATATCTTTGATAGAATACTCCCTGGAACATATTGTAGTATTTCTCTATTGTTTCTTTGCTTAGTGAAGGATTATCTTCCAAATTGCAATGTATGTCTAAATACTTCTTTTCTTTAGCTTTGTCTATATGGTTTATTTTAAACCAATGCTTAGGACCTTCTGGGTTACAGTTAAACCAATACTTAGCACCTTCAACAGAACAACGAGCTAAAGCTTGGTTAACAAAACTTTCAGGCATTAAAGCTACCTCATCAAAAAGTACTCCTGCCAAAGTAATACCTTGAATAAGATCTTGGCTTCTTTCATCTCTGCCACCAAATAAATAGAATGTATTTATTACCTTATCCTTAGCTATTATTAAACAACTTTGGCTCTGCCTATCAATTACTTTATAACCTCTACTAAATAATATTTCTTTTAATCCTACTATTACATTACGTCTTAATGAACCTATTGTCTTACCTGTAATTGCAAAGTTCTGTCCATTATATGAAGCCATTGCCCAGTTAATAAAGCTAAATGATAAAATCAGCGTCTTACCGGAACGAACGCTCCCCTCTGCAATTATCCCATTATATGATTTTTTGTTATTTTCTGGCATCCACCACGTTAATAGCTTTAATTGTTTATTTGAAAAAGGAGACCATTTAAAACCCATATTACTTATATAATGGATTTATAGCTTCTATTGTAAATACTTTTCTATTATTTATATTATTTCTAATATATAGATCTTTAAAAACAAGAAATTGAAATTTGTCAAATTTTTCCTTTAATTGCAATAATAATCCAGAATAATAAGCTAGCCAATATCCTCTCTTATTATATACTTTAATAGAAACGTAATCATAATCATTTATATCTAATTGACTCATTTTTTTCAATAAATCCATTATATTTACCTCCTTTCTCAGTCTGCAGAATATTTTGTATTTATAGATTTTATTATGTCGTAATTGCAAGCTGCATAACCTGCTATATCAACAAAAGAATCCAAATGATCCGGATTTGTTTTAGCTCTTGCTAGCTTTAAAAGTATCATCATATTAGCTACATCATCTACATCAATATGAGATCTTCCATTCAAATAAGCATTCCACATAGAAGCTATATATTTGAAATTATTTTCTGGCTTACCATATTCTTGATCTCTATTGCCTTCAACTATATCTGTAGCTTTTTCTAATAATTCTCTTCTATAGCTCATTATACAACCGGCTTTTCTTCAACTGGTCTATTATCAACTCCAGGCTGAATGCTATATCCTTCAATACCTGCTAAAGATTTTTCAATAGTATCCGGATCTTGCTTTAAAATATCGCAATCATCAGGATCTTCTACTTCAATAATAAACTTTGGATAACCAACCTGATCAGTTTCTACTCTATCTTTAATTACTGTAAGATGCCCAAGCATTCTTGCATGAGTATTAAGTAAAATATCAATAGGACCAGATACTCCCTGAACATTCTCACCTTCATACATACAATGAATTTCAACAGAACGTTCACCAGACAAATTGAACTTATTCTTTAATTCAATTAACTTTTCGAAAGCTGTCATATTTTAATTACCTCCTATATACGAGTAAAAGGAAGCCTTACAGCTTCCTAATACTTTTGCTATTTGTTAGTTTATCTCTTTCTACATAAATCTCTAAAACAACAGAATCTTTAGAATTACTATATGAAGCTCTAATACAAGAAACTTCTAAATTATAAAATTCTTTGTTCTTAATCAATATGTATAATTCATTTGCACAACCGCTAAATTTTACCGATCCATTATCTGAATTCATTACACAGATATTAGATCCTGTTTGAATACTTTTTAACAGCTTCTTTAATTTCATTTTGTTTTCTCCTTTTGTTATTTATATAAAATAGCTACAATAATGTGTGTGGAAGGAGTTTCTGCACGACTTAATAATTTATAATATTGTAGCTATTTTATATCGAGTAAAATCTAGATCCTGGAAATTTCTCTATAAATTGCTGATGTAAAATAACTCTAGTAAATCCTAACTTTTCTTTACCATTGTAAACATCATAAAAGAAAATTCCTTTGTTCTCTCTGTTTAATTCGTATTCTCTTTCTCCACCATTACTGAAAATTACCTTGAATCTTCTGTGATTTGTAATAAAATCATTTTCTCTGATTTTAATTTTAACCACCTCTTTGATTTTATTTATTGGTCGGGATAACAGGACTTGAACCTACGGCCCCTTGCTCCCAAAGCAAGTGCTCTACCAAACTGAGCTATATCCCGATATGGAGCGAATAATGGGAATCGAACCCACACAATCAGAGTGGAAGACTGATATTCTACCATTAAATTATATTCGCATATAAGCAATAATCTAATTAAATCCGACGGAATTTTTTAAATGAGGATACAATCAGCAGTTTTTTAAACTAGATAAATTAGATTATTGCTTTGGCAGGGATAACTGGATTCGAACCAGTGAATGTCAGCGTCAAAGGCCGATGCCTTACCACTTGGCGATACCCCTGTACTGGTGCCGCTAAAGGGATTCGAACCCATACGCTACAATAGCCAAGGATTTTAAGTCCTCTATGTCTACCATTCCATCATAACGGCATATGGTGGGCCTTCTCAGAATTGAACTGAGGATCTTTCCGTTATGAGCGGAAGGCTGTAACCAACTCAGCTAAAGGCCCGTATAGGTAGCAACAAAGTTACGAATTTGATAAACATTTAGGAGGGAATTACCATTTTTATTTGTTGCTACCTTAAACGAAGGAGATTAGATATTGTCAATCTTTATCTGGATCAAAATCCAAGGAAGGAGACTTCCAAGCATTCTTTTCAGTTTGCTTAGCATTAGCTTCCTTCTTAAACTTTAAGCAAATTGGACAACGCTTAGGAAGAACTAAACCACGAGATTCCATTGCTTCCTTCTTGCCCTCAGTAATTGTAAATACATTATTGCAATCAACACAAGTAATTTCAATTTTCTTTCTCATGAGCTCTCTGCACTCCGGACAACGAAGAGGAAGGTCATACCCCTTTTCATCATTAAGCTTCTGTTCATAAGGAGGGATCACAAACTTCTTACCGCAACGCTTGCATTCCTTTTCAATAGGCTCATAAGTCTTTACCGGTTCACTGAATACATTTTCCACTTTATTTTCATCCTTTGCAATTTTTGTAATTTGTACAACATTCAATTCTTTTTTAGCTTTTGGAATCGGCTGCAAACAAAAATTTTTAATTGTTCTTCTAATAGTTGCCTCAGAACAACCATATTGATTTGCAATTGCCTGGTTAGAAGCACCAAGCTTCTTAGATTCAATCATATTTTTGATCTGCTCTTTTGTAAATTTGATTTTCATGATTATTTATTTTCCTTTCTTTTATAAGAATTTTCTACCGTCTCACAATCAATCTTGATTTGAGTACCTTTAGAATATCCTTTGTTTACTTTTCTTGCAATAGTAATTGCTTCATCAAAAGATTCTGCATCAACAATAATACTTACGAGATTAAGTCCTTCGATCCACCATTTCTTCATTTTTATTACCTCCTTGAGATTATTTATTTGCTATTTGTTTCTATAATTATTATACCACATTTCATGCAAAATGTAAACAATTATTTTCAAATTTATTTATTTTTTTCTTCTGCCTCTTCTTCATCTTCCCAGACCTTTTTAGCAGATTTAGCAAGTGCTTCCATAAAGCCATCATCTTCCTTAGATCCACTTTCAAGATCGTACATTTTCTTTTTAAGCTCAAATTCTTGTTCAACAACATCCATTTTACGTTCTTCAAGAATTTGCTTATAATCCTTTGGCATATCAGCACAATACTTAGCCAAGAAGTCCAATGCTTTTAACTTATCATGCAATTCAATAGATATACCATCACGCCCAGATTTAATAGACTTAATAAGTTGTCCGTCAATTTGAGAAGTTGGCTTTAGCTTAATAGAACTTGGATATATTTCAACAAAATCGGTCATATCTGCAAAAGCTATACGAACATAATGCTCAATAATATCCTCAGCTTCTACCATGCAGTTTCTCATGATTCTAGTTTTAAGCCATTGAATATATCTTTGACATTTTGGATTTTTTCTAAAACCATAACCAGCTGCAGAAACATTTTTATAGCCAGCTGCAAAGCATGCAGTTTTTATGTTTTTACTTTTTACATAAACTTCGCAAAACCTTTGAGCTGCTTCAGTAAGGCCTTCAATAGCCTCTTTATGCTTCATTTTTAGAAGTTCTTTTTCGGTGTATTCATCATAATCTATAGCTTTTGCAGGCATTTTTATTATCTCCTTACTTACTTACGAAATTGCTCTCGATAGTAACCTCTGGAGATTAGAAGCTTTTCTTTCATTCGTTTCAAGAATGTTTTATAATTGCAACGACTACAATTATATTCCTCATTGATGTAAAATGAACAATGCATCTCTTTGCACATTTTACAAAAATGGGATTGTTCCTCAGTAATATCAAGCATTGTATAAACAACAAACTCGAAAGTATTTTCTCCAAGGTTTACTATTTTTGTTGTTATGTTTTGATATTTCTTTGAGGCCATAATATTGGCTAATTTTTTGCATCCTTGTAAGTATGCTTCTTTTTCACTAAATGCATGAAATTTATAAGAACATATTTTCAATGCAATTCCAATGCTTGGAACTTTATCTTGCATTTAGTCCACCAGCCATTCTCTTAGAAGCAGCAACTGCAGCTTTATCAACAAGTTCGTTATCAGGGTTTCCAGAATGGCCCTTTACCTTTACAAATCGAATGTGGCATTTTCTATTTTCAAGCTGCTTAAGCAACTTTTCCCACAATTCTTGATTTTTCACTGGAGTACCACCTTTAGTAAACCAGTTATTTTTCTTCCAGAAATCTACCCAGTTATTATTGATTGAATTAACAACATAAGCAGAATCTGTATGAATATATATCGAATGAACCACATTGGTTCGTACTTTGGCTACTGCATTGATAATGTGATCCAAAGCTCTTACTACTGCCATAAGTTCCATTTCGTTATTTGTAGTTTCCGGTTTACCACCAGATACTTTAAGAAATGGCTTGTCAGTACTTTCTTCATTGTATGCAATAAATGCATAACCACCAGGACCAGGATTTTTCAAACAAGATCCATCAGTAAAAACATTGTATGTCATTTTGCCACCTCAGCCCTAATGATTTTTCTATACTCATTTACGAGTAAAATGAACTTTGCATATATTTCATATCGACTATTTGCTCTGTATTGCGAATAACCAGATCCAATGTCGATAAACACCCAACAAAGATTTTCTTCTTTTCTTTCTATGGAATATTGAATTTGACTAATATGGAATTTATATTTTTTCGATATTTTTTCTGCTGCTTTTTGAATTTGCTCATTGCTGAGAGCCGAATCCCTACCTAACAGGGTCGCAACTTCTCGTGCAAGTATTTGCCTATTTTTCTTGATTCTGCAATCAAGGTTTTTAATTTCATGTATTTCCATTTTCATCACCTTATGGATATAGGAGGGGAATAAACCCCTCCATATCTCTTATGATATGCAACAGGATCTCAATTGCTTACCAACTTTTCAACAAGAATGATTAGTCATCAAAGTCGAAGTCATCGTCATCCTCATCATCTTCCGGCTCCGGCTTCTTCTTAGCCTTTGCCTTCTTGGACTTCTTTACAGGCTTCTCATCTTCATCTTCCTCATCATCATCTTCTTCGTCCATCTCATCAGACTCGTCTTCCTCATCATCGACCTTCTTGGACTTCTTGGAAACCTTCTTAGACTTCTTGGACTTCTTGGAAGCTTCCTCATCTTCGTCATCTGCTTCATCCTCATCCTCGTCCTCATCAACTTCCTTTGCCTTCTTAGCTGGGCGACCACGCTTGGACTTCTTCTTAGGCTCCTCAGCTACCTCTTCAGTATCCTCATCAGTATCAGATTCCTGATCATCAATATCACCATTCAGGAAATCCTGATAGTAACGATCGATCTTACGAGCATTGCAATACTTTACTGCATTCAGCATATCAACAGCAAAATCCGGGAGGCTAAGAGCTACCTGAGCCAGAATTGGATAACGACGAGATACATCAACTCGTTCAGAAACAGAACCATTCTTGATGATCTCTACTACCTGTTTTACGGAATAATTTTCAGCCATTTTTAAACTCTCCTTTTAATGTTTGGTTTTTACCAATAAAATTTTATTTACAGTTATTCATTTGGAATAACCTTTGCAACAAAAGTAAAACTATCTTCCTGCATTAACTTTGTGATATTGTTTACAAAGCAAAAATCCTGGTTTGCTCTCAGTGATACATAAACATTTGCATCTCTGTCTACTCGTAAGTTGTAAAAATTGAACATTCCAAGTTTGATAGGATCCGGCAATCCGTCCTGCTTTGCAATTAGCTTAAGTTGGTGGCCAACAGATGAAATGAATTGCAATGCATTATATGCTTCATCTTCCAGAAACCTAAGTTTTAGTTCAACATCAAAATTGCCTTTGGCCGAATGGCCATTGTAATAGCCTCTTGCCTTAATGTTTTCTGCTTCCATTTGCTCACCACCTTCCCAAGAATATTATACCACAAGTGGAATCATTTGTAAATACCTTTTTTGAAATTTTTTCGACTTTTTTCTTGCTCCTCAAAGAAGCTATCTCGTGAGGATTTAGAAGTTTTGATTAGTGGTATTTCCATTTCTCTTTTTTCTTTTTTATTTATTTTTTCTTTTTTCTCTTTACTAGTACTAGCTATATCTATCTCTTCTTTTATAGAAGCTATATCAACAGAAGTAGTATTTGGTTTTATTCCCTTTAAGCCATAAAACAGATCATCTATGTTTTTTACATCAACAATAGCATATAGCCTATCATCTTTCAGGAACTGAACCAGAAATACTGGAACCTTGTGTGATACATCAGCATGAAATTCAAGCTTCTTCATATCCAATCTGGAAAGTCGATAACTTAAACTGTCTGTTGATTTAAGCTGTACCATCAGTGCTTCATTTTCACCGTCTTCTTTTACAACCCATCCAGCCCCGGATGCTGGAGCAGGTTCAAGACCAAGAGACTTTAAAGTTTGCTTTTCATTTTTTGAATAGAATTTGCCAGATCTTTTAGGCATTAGTGGTACCACCTTTGCTTTACAACTTACTAATGAATTGAAATTGTTATGGAAATCAGAACTTTAGTAATATTGTATAATTTGTACAATCTTTGGAATTTAATTTTGTACAATATTTTTGAAAGTTTGTATAGGTAAATAAAAATAATGCTACAAAATAGGAATGTAATTTATTTATATTGTACAAAATTTTTATTGTGATTGCTTGGCTTTGATTATTTAATTTGAATACTTTTGGAGATTATTTTGTTCGAAAACAGAACATTTAGCAATTCTGATAATTGATACTGCTATGTATTAACAGCATATAATGATTATGGACAGTATTGATTATTCGGACTTAGACTTATTTAATTGTATTATTAGCAATATCATCATCAGTACCAGGAGCTAATCCCTGATAGACTGAGGAATTAACCTCAGTTTCGAATTTATTCTAATACAATTAGCATTGAAATAATAAACCAACAAAAAATTGGTGAAAGTAAAATACTAAAGAAAGCCATTGTTCTTTTATAACCATGAAGATCATTTAAGAATAAATAAATATCATAGAATCCACTGCAAATATCTCTTAGCATTTCCATTTTACATTTCCCCCATTTCAACAGTGCAAATATGAATGCCATATTTATAAGCTACTGCAGGGCCATACTTTTCTGCAAGCTCTCTTCTAATTTCATTAGACTTGCTGATAGCTTCTTCAGTTTCATATACCCCTTTGCTTTCCATAATACCATTGGGAGATCTGAGAATAATTTCGTAGTATGCCATTTTGATTAACTCCTTTTTGTTGATTATTTATTTTGTTTATTACCTTTACCTTGATTATATTATACAACATCTGAAATAGTTTGTAAACAGTTTTCTTGCATTTTTCTTAAAATTCTTTTGTAAATTTATCAGCTCTGGCTCGAAATGGACTTAATGCTATGCATGCTCCATCAGCCATATCATCATCCATATAATACTTATTACGATTAGACTTGCTTCTGAGGTTTTCTTCAAATCCAAGTTTAATTACATAAGCAACAGAACCAAATTTTTGAGGGTCCTGTACGCCCTTTACTGGAGGAAATATTGCTTTAGAGCTACCAAGTACAGCAGATTTCCAAGCCCTCGTATCTATACTATATACCTTTATACCATATTTATAAGCTGTATCAACAATATATGCAATCAATGCTCCAGTAGTTTTAATGTAATCTGGTCTAAGGTCATGTCCTGCTGTATATGTTCTAATACGTTCGCATATAATAGCTATCTCATTAGGCTGATATTTCTTAAGACAGGATTTAATTGCTTTTTCCAGAGTTTTGGCAAGTAGTAATCTTTTTTCTGTTTTTGTTTTTACATGTTGGAAATTGATAGAACTAACCTTTTTTAGTTTACCATTTACTGCAATGGATATACCAGTTCTTTTGTAACTTTGGTCTAAACCAATTATACATTTTTGACCTTGGTATTGCCTATTTTTTCTTGCATCTTCAGCTTTTAGATTTCTTCCCATAGAGGTTGAACCTCCTTTGGCAACTTAATTCTACCTTTACCAATATTCCAACAAGCATCTCTCATTGCACAACTTTCAGCTCTTTTGCAGTCGCATTTATTGCATTTACGTACAGGAACTTTATGTTCATTGATAAATTGCTTTTTATATGCTTGTATTTGCTTAAGCCTATCAATGTATGGCTTTACCTTTTCCTTATCATAATATACTGGGACAACAGAGAAATTAGAATCATTCTTGCTGTCTCGTAATACAAAACCTCGTTTATGAGCTTTGCCAGTATATTTGCTTAATGCCCATAAGTAGAAGTTTATTTGTTTCTCACCAGATGGGTGGCCTTTGCTTTTTTGGAATGCATAACTATTCATAGATTTTACATCGCAGATTAGTTCTTCTCCATCTCCAAAATCAAGTAAAGCATCAATAGTAAAATTAAGATCATATTTTTTAAGGAAAAGAGTTCTTTCAATAGCTACATCAATATTAGCTCTTCTAAATAACTGGTACCATTTTTCATGTAATGCATTACCGGTAGCAAAGATTCTCAACAAACCAACAGGAAGTTGTTCACCTTGGTTCATTTCATAGAATAAAGAAAGCAGTTGCTCACGGTAGCAAAATTCATTATCACTGGCAATTACAGCAGAAGCATGTAAGCCATATCTATTTTCATGTTCAGTAGAAGTATAATATAGTTTATTAAGTCTTGATTCGATTATCATCGGCCAAGTATTATTTCCTTGCTGAGCTTTAGCAAGCTGTTCTTTCATGCTCATTATTTTAGTCCTTTCAACAAATGCAATTCTGGTTGGTCCAGTTCTTGAAGCCTATGGATTATAGGTTAAGTAGAATCCAGTCCAACCAGAATACATTTTGGCATTTTTACTATGCTCAGATTGTATAGATAACTGCTATAAGTGGTAAAAAGTATGGTATTTTTAATGGTTAAGTATTGTACTGTTCACGTCTAAGCTTCATAAGCTCTTTTCTAATAGGTACAATATCATCATAACCAACAAAACCACGGTCAAAGAAGAAAGGCATTTCACATTCAGCAAATGGATTAGATACCTTAGACTTCTGAACCTTAGCTTTCATAATAAGTCCAACCTTTTCAGTATTAGCTGAAATATTAGGATTCTTATTTGGGATCTCAATCCAAGCTCTACGAGCTACCTTGATTCTGAGGGAAGAATAAAACTTAATAGCTCTGCCTCCTGGTGTAGTGTCCTTATCACCAAAAAGCGTAGCATCCATTTTATCTCGTACCTGATTGATAAGAATTAAAGTTGTTCCTGACTCTTCGCAGGTTCTAACAATAGAAGGAAGCATCTTTGAAAACAGTCTAGCAACTCCACCGATTCTAACTTCATTCTCAGCATCTTTCTCAATCTTTGTAATGTCATCTTTAGGCTGGCACGCTGGTACTGAGTCGAGACCAATAATAGGTATACCAGCTTTGGCAAACTTAAGTACATCATTTAAAGCTTCCTCACCATAATTAGCTCGATGAACGATCATCTTACCCTTTTGAACTCCCATTTGAAGAGCTCTTTCTTCATCATAAGTACCTTCAATAGGAATATATAAGCCTAAAGAATGGAGGGACATCAGCCAATACATAAGAGAAGTTTTGCCAGAACTCTCAGGACCAAAGATCTCAATAATACGACCTTTAGGCATTCCACCACCAATAATATTATCCAAAGCTTCAATCCTTGTTTGCCATCTTGGAATTTGTAATGAAGCATTTTTACCAACAGTAAAGATAGAACCTTTACCTGATTTTTTCTCTATATCTTTGCAAAGCTTACTAATTTCAGCTAAGTCCATTTTTAGCACCTCGCTCTTGCTAGAATATTGGTGTTATATTTTTCAACATGCTTAAAGTACTTTTTCTGATTGAATTCCAAAGCTCCAGATTCTTCAAGCACTCTTAATACTCTTGCATTTAAGATACGCTTTTCAATTCTTTCCTTTAGATCTTCAACAGATTTATACTTACCATTCTTTCTTCTTTCTTCCTCAATTACCTTAGCTGCCTTTTCTCCTACACCCTTGATAGAAAGTAAGCCTTCCATTATGCATTGTTCTCCATCAATCTTTTGTAAGGAATATAAAGCAGTTCCGTTAACATGAGGAGTAAGAATTAAGCTACCTTGCTTAACTGCTAAGCATTTGTATTTCCATTCCTCAGCATCTTTAGGAGCATATTTAAGATTTACATACCAAAAATATTCTGGGTAATGGATCTTATAATACATTTCAATAAGAGAGATCATTGCATATCCAGTAGCATGTCCTTTATTGAAAGAATAAGTTAACAGCTTCTTAAAGATATCTGAAGCTTCCTTTTTCTCAATACCATTCTCAGCAGCTCCTGCCAGGAATAACTTTTTAATTCTACCTTCCTCAGCATCTCGTTCCTTTACGGCACGTTCTGTCATCTGAGTACCTTTCATGAACTTTAATACCTTATCAGCATCTGGCCATGGAAGCTTACCAATCTTACGACAAATAGTAGTAATTTGTTCCTGATAAACTACGGTACCATAAGTTTCTTTTGTTAACTCATAGAATACTGATTTATCAACAGAATCAGAATGGATTTTATTATGTGCATATTGTTCTGGCATCTTTAATCCAAGAGGGCCTGGACGGTTTAATGCATTTGCTGCAATAAGATCTTCCATACAGTCGCAGTGGATTTGCTTAAGAATATTTGCAGCAGCTTTACGCTCAAACTGGAAAATAGCTTCTGTATTTTCTTCTCTGAACTGCTTAAATAATCCTTCATCTTCAAGCCAGTTGTCTTCATACTTTTCTCCAGTAAGTTCTTCAAGTTCCTTTACAACAGATAAAGTACGAAGTCCCAACATATCAAACTTAAGAACAGCAATTTTCTCAAGGTTATTCAGATCAAATGCCGAGCTAAGTTTTTGTCCATGTTTTTCACAAGCACAATAATCAGTAATATCAGTTCCCACAATAGCTACACCAGCTGCATGGGTACCAAAGTATCTGATCTTCTTATACATTTTGCTGAAATGCTTTAGAATGTTTTGGAACTTTGCATTAAACTTCTTGCATTGATTTTGATATTGCACTTCATTATAATCAAAATCCAAAGTGTCTTTATCTACATTGTTCCAAACATAAGCTTTAATAGCTTTTTGATCAGCTGTATCTTCAACACCACAGATTTTGAAAAGATCATTCAACAAATTATCTGGTTTATATAATCCATAAGAACAAATTTGAATTGCCTTGCCTTTATACTTATTGATAAGGTGATCAATTACTTCTCCTCGTCTAGAAGTTTCAAAGTCCATATCAATATCAGGCATTTTCTTCTTATCCATTCTTAAGAATCTTCTGAAGTCCAAGCCAAACATTAAACTATCAACATCAGTAATACCAAGAGCATAAGCAACTTCACTATTGCAAACAGAACCACGACCAGGTCCGACTGCAATTCCATTCTGTTTAGCCCATTGTACATATTCCTGAACGATAAGAAAATAGTCATCAAAGCCATGCTCTTTAATTACTTCAAATTCTTTCATGCAACGCTTCCAGTATCTTTTATTATACTTTCCACGTTCAATAAGTCCTTTTTTGATATTTCTTTTAAGTAGCATTAAGCTATCTTTTTCTTCATCAAACTTTGGAAGCGTGGTAGTAAGTTCACTTAAGAAATCAGGTTCGCACTTATCAACAAGTTCTTTCACATTGTTTCTAAACTGCTTAGCCAGAGTTTCAGATCCATGCATTTTAATGAATCTCTTTTCAAGTTCATTAGGCTTTGGCATGTACCTTTCGCCATATACAGCTTCAATATTCTTATGGCCTCGAACTTCATGCATTTTTAAGTACGTATCCCAGTCTTCTTTTCTGCCATAGTGGCTATCAGAAGTAAGAATGCATTTAATGCCAAGTTCCTTTGCCAATTTCATAAGCCGTACATTTACTTTTTCTTGAAGCTTTGGTTCAGAAAGTTTGTATGGTTGAATTTCAATATAAAAATCATCACCAAAGATCTTCTTGAAAGCTCTTGCAGCTTTATAAGCAGGTTCCATTTTATCAACAGATAATTTATTTGCAATATAGCCAGCAATGCAAGCTGATGAACAAATAATACCTTCATGATATTTCTTAAGAAGTTCAAAGGTAATAATTGGTCTATAATAATAACTATTTGCATTTGCTTCAGTTATCATTTTATTCAGATTTTGATAACCCTTTAAGTTCTTAATGAATAAACAAAGGTGGTAACGTTTTTTAACCTGCTTAAATTCTGGCATAAAATAAGCTTCAATGCCAAGAATTGGCTTAATGCCAACTTCCTTACAAGCTAGCCAATGATCAATAATGCCAGAAATTGTACCATGGTTTGTAGTACCTAAAGCTTCGTATCCATATTCCTTAGCAAGTCTGGCATTTTCCAAAGGTTTGCCAAAACCATCAAACAAGGAATAATCATCATGCCTATGTAAGTCTGCTGCTAGCATTTATTCACCTTTTCTCCAACGTTTTGTAAATGGTTCAAGCCACTTTGCACTGTCATTATTATCAATCTTATCCAATAAGTAAGAATAAGCTGGCAGGTTGTTTGCCATACCATATCGATAATACCATTCAGCAAAAAGAGCTTCAATGTAGCTATCATCTACCCATTTGTCTTCGTTCCTCATGAACCAATTCATATCGGGACCAGATAAAGCTAATTTACACAAGCATCTAGCAACATGATACCATTCATTGTATTTATGCTTATTGTATTTGCAAATAGGTACAAAATCTTCCTTAAGCATATTATCAATAATTTCTTTATCTCGTTCATGATAAATATGCATTGAAGTTGCTGTATGATAATAGCTACCACAAGTAATACCAAGCTCGTTTGCAATTACCATTTGCATATTTGTAAACATAAACACATCGTAAGGCATTCCCCAGATGCAGTCATTGCTTCTCATGAATACATGCATATTCAATCTTGAATTTCTAACTGTAAACTGAAGCATTACCGTACATGGAATATCCTTCGATACAGCATCTACATCATCACTATCATAAATAGTAAGAACTGCCTGACGAGTATCTTTATCATCCTTAAGCTTATTTATCAATGCTGGAATTTTATCTGCAATACGAGAACCATAGTCACCATACATTGTAATGCCATTATCAGAAAAGTTTTTCATGTTTTTGTTAAAAATGGAAGTTACTCGTACATCATTTACATTACTGAAAATGTATAAACTTTCAACAATAGCATGAAGTAAATTCCACTTACGATTTTTAATGTATGCCATATTGGATGCTGGCATTTCGATTTTAATAGTTTCTTGAAGAAGTTCTTTAGTAGCTTGTCCTCTTGGTTTTACTGTGGATCCTTCATCAATTACTTTCTGAATTACTTTTTTGTAAGCCTCTGCAAAAGTTCTACCTACAATCATTTTTATTCACCTCAAATGTTTAGGATAATATTTGCAAACCCATCTTTTCTTGCTTCGATTTTACTTCTATTTGCCAACAACAACTCGTTGAATTCCTCTTCATTCTTCTCAGCCGTTTGCATGATATAATTTATGCTTCCATAAAACTTTACCATGTTTAGATCACTGTGAATGAAGTATTCATTCTTGTCAAATTCACTTGCAAATAGTGGCATTGTCCAATTTGCTAAGCTTTCAAAACATCTTGCTGTAAGCCAACCCATTTCATATTTATCTTTAGGAGCAACAACAAGAGAATACTTGCAAGCTTTAAGTACCTGGAGATAAGCACTATATGCTAATCTATTATCTACCTTAGTATCATAGTTCTTAGAGAATACCAATAAGCCATTTCTGATATTGCCTTGGCTATCATAAACAAACTTTGCAAGTTCATCTTGACGATTGAGGTTATTGCCTCCGAAAAGTACAATATTGGATTTTTCTACCTTATCATTCTTAGTATAGAATAACTCTGGAATAAATCCATACATTTGTTTTGTTGTAATTTTTTTGATATTATGCTTCCAAGCCTGATGCAATACCAAGTCAAAGCTATTAACAAAATCAAGATACTCAAACGCAATAGTATCTGTCATAATAAACACATGATAAGAAAAATTGTTCCAATGGTTTTTACACCAATTAAAATCTGCAGAACAAGCTTTACCACCAACAACAACAAGAATGTTTTGGCCACACTGCTCATCACATACATTTTTAATTTGGTTCAATTCAAACCATGCAGAATTCTTATCTGCTTTCAAACTTCTTAAGTATTCTGTTCCGAGTTTATATACTTTGATCATTTCATTTTCGCCTCAATTCTTTTTGCATAAGCTACAGCCAAGTTTCCAGCTGCATTCTCATTTTCGATAAACTGTACAGAAAACATAGATTCGCACTTCATAATCTGAGTCATCATCTTATACTGAATATCCACATATTCTAGTACCTTAGCATTATCTTCAATATGAGTATAAGTAGAACATAATAAAATCTGTTCAACAAAAGGAATCTCAGAAATAAATTTGTCAAGCTTTAATACTTCATCATTCTCATAGCCTCTGTACTTTTTACCATATACATATTCAGAAATATAAGATCTATCAAAAATATATACGTAGTTGCACTTCACATTATCCAGAGATTTTCTTAAAGCATTGATAAAATCATCTCTTGTAACTTCATACATCTTTTCTTTTGTTACTTCGTATTTATTATTTTTAGCTGGACGTTTATTTTGAATTTCTACTATAAATCCATCAGCTTCAAGAATGTTTGCTAATGCATGGATAAAAGTTGTTTTTCCTACTTTGTTCGATCCTTCTACAATTAAAATCATTTTACTAACCTCTTGAAATTCTCATTGATTTTTTTTACTGTTGCATTGTAAAGTTCATCTGCAAAAATATTTGAATATAAACAAACATTAACTAAATAGATTAAGCAATCTGCAATTTCCATAAGTTTTTCTTCTTTGTCATAATGTTCATTTCTTCCATTATCTTTCCAGCGTTGATCTGCTTGAAGAACTTCACCAATTTCACCAACTAAGCCAAGCATATGCTGCTTCATCATATTTGGATCATCAACTGGTAAATTATCATACCCTAACTTCTTTTGAAATTCTTCTTGGTAAACAAACAAAGAAGTTAATTGCTGAGTTGGATAAAGCGGTTTATCATTCATCATCTTCATCTTCCTCATCATCAAGATATTCCATAATATCCCGAACATCTTCTACTTCATAATTATCAACGAACTCATCAATAAGTTCTTCCTCATCAAGCTTTCTGACTTCCTTCTTGCTCATACCAAGTTCATAAGCAATTTCCTTGAGATAGTCAATGCCAAACTCTTCAAGATCTTCACGAAGCTTTTCTTCCGGACTCTTCTTTGCCTTCTTAGCAGACTTTTTCTTAGACTTCTTAGTTTCCTTTACTTCTTCCTCTTCAGTATCATCTTCATCGTCATCAGATTCACCATAAGGAAATGCCTTTTCAAAAATATCCTTGACTTCAAGTTCAGTCTTTGCCTTGGCCTTTTTATTATTGAACTTTGCCTTATCAAGAGGAGTAACAACAAAGGAAGAACCCATTCCCTTGCCTACCTTCTTGATCTTATAGTCACGATCCATAATGGTACCGAATTCCTCATACATCTCAATCAGGGACGGTACAGGAGAAATACCACTTGCCTTGAACACCAGAAGCCTTACAGAATTGGAATCATAATCCCAAACAGACCAAACAAAGTTTTCAATAATTCCAATGCCCTGCTCACAAAGTTCGCAATTCTCATGATCTTCAGGATCCTTACACAGGGTATAAATCTTAGGATCCCAGTTGCTGTGAAACTGAAATTCAAAGCCCTGATCAAGTTCCTGGAGGAATCTAACTCGCTTTACCGAATCAGCTGCAATATACATTACATCTCTCTGAGAACTACCAGACTTTGCAATGTTTTCTTTCATCTTTTTAATAAGGTTTAATGCCATTTTAATCTACTCCTTTAGAAAGCTTTTTATAAAGTTCTTTGTACTCATCAATAGTTAGTTCAAAATTAGCCGAGGATTTATCATTTTCATTTTCAACAAAAATATCGAATTCCCAGCCACAATTGCAACAAACATAACCTTCGGAGTTTCTAATTGGTTTACCACATACTTTGCAGAATCCATTCATTGGACCATAAAGTTCTTCATCTTCTTCATTATCGGTATATTTACCACTTAATGCTTCTTTAATGTTTGCTTCTGCTAATTGTAAGTATTCCATTTAGTATTCTCCTTTTGTTGCTCTTTTGTATTGGCTTTCATTTAATTTATAGTAAGTAATTATTGAATCACCTTTATAAACAACATATTCTTTTGTTGAAGTGTTTAGTTTAACTTCTCTTCCATCTTTTCTTTTGTAATAAATAATATTACCACCAGCAGGTTTTTCAGAAAGTTTTTGAGCTTCATTCTTGTATTCTTTATTGCTCATTCCCAACTGTTTAGCATGCTTTAAATGCTTTCCAGCATTTTGCCAACTAAACTTTGCATCCATTAAAAATAATGCAATATCTAAAGCTTTCATTTATTAACCTCTGTATTTATTATACCATATCAACAATGGAATGTAAATAGTTTTGTTTTAACTTCCTCCATGCTTTTTTACTTGCCTTAGAATATAATCAGCATTTTCAGAAGTTATATCACCCATATCCTTTATGCCTTTAGGATAATGTATTCTGATTACTTTGAATCCGTAAGTCTTAGATACAAATTTTAAATATTTATATCCTTTTCTTCCACATTCATCATTATCTAAAGCACAAAGAACTGTTTTAATTTTTTTACGCTGTATTTTTTTAAGCTGCGTATTAGTTATTTTCCAACCAAGTATAGCAACTACATTTTGAAGTCCAATCTGGTTTGCTTTTACTTTATCCAAGAATCCTTCAACAAGAATTATTGTATCAGTTTGGTAAGTTCCTGCTAAAGTTCTTTCTCTACGAAATCCTTTATTGTACATATACTTTCGTTTTTGCTCAATTTCAGGATCCATAGTTCTCATTACATAACCTCTAAATATTCCGTTGTCATACATTGGAAAACAAATGGAATAGAGTTTATTGTAAGTAGCCTTTGCTTCAGCTTTAGATAAAGTTTTATTTTTGAATCCTCTTTTGTTCATGTAAGAACGAACATCAATTATTTCTTCTTCACCATTTGGTCTGTACCAATTTGTCTTTGGTAAGTTGAAATAATAATCTCTTGCTATATCAATTCCTTGTTTATAAGATATATCAACAGAAGAATTATTAGTATTATTATATATATTATTTATATTATTATATATTGGGGATTTACTTATTTGCTTTATTTTTTGCATTGCTTGTAAATCATTTAGTTTTTTGCCTTCCAATTCAGCAAAACTTTTTACAAGCTCAATGGATCCTCCATGCCTATTACAACCATAGCAATACCAGAATTCTTTTTGTTGATTTATTTCTAAACTTGCATTTACATCTCCATGAAATGGACAAACAATTTTATATTTGCTTTCTGGTTCATAAATACCATAATGCTTAAGTATATCAACAAAAGCAGTAGAATTACATTTTGAGTTCTCCATCAGCATTTTTAACCTTTATTGCAATAGATAATTTAGAAGTAGCATTATAGTAGCCTTTCAGATCATCTACTGTAATTGTCCCATTTTCATAGAGTTTAGTAAGTTTAGCTTCATCAACTTCTGCATATGGCTTTAAGCAGGCTTTCATTTCCTGCTTGCTTACTCCATATTTCTTAAGTAATGCTATTAACCCCTTGGCATCTGTTACTTCAATCTTTTTAGTTAAAATCTTTTTAGCAATTTCAGGTTTTTCTTTCTTGAGCTTATTTATATCATATTCGACTTTAGTTCTTTCCTGAGTATAAACAGAAATATTATCGTCAGAAACAGAAGTATGTCCTGTTTTTTGAAAGTATTTCTTAAATACGGACTTTCTTTGATCTAAAAGCATTTGAAGTCCTTTTATCTGATTATTTAAGTAGAATACGTCTTGCATAAGCTTATCGATAGATACTTTCTTAGCCATCAGTTGCCTCTCCACTTTCTCAGTCAGCCGGTTCAGTTTCTTCAAGTCCTATTTTGGTGATAGCTTGCGACCACACATAAAACAATAGTTAATTTGCTGGGTCTGCATTTAGCCATAGCAACTAATTCATAACTATGATCATAAAAATTCCTGTGAATTATAAAATCACCTAAACATTTTGCGTCTGTGCGGCAATAAGGGCAATTCTTTTGTTCTTCAGTCAATCTCTGCGCCTCCATTCATCCATTATGTTCACCCTTAGAAGCTACTAATGCATTGAAAATACCAGTAGGCCAGCGAGATCCTAACTTAACCCACGTAATATCTTCCTTCTTAATTGTATAAACAGAGTTATTGATAGTTTGAATAACTACGTTATTTTGCCTTACCTCAATAATCTTACCAGTAAACATACCTTTATCATTCTTATATGCTATGATATGTCCTTCTTTAAGATTGTTTATGTAGTCCTCTCTCTTCATTTCCATTATATCACCTCATTCCACTAAAACAACAAAGATGGTCGAATCCACTTCAAAATCAGTATAGAAGAATACTACTTTTCTATAAAGTACTTTTTCGCTATCTTTCTTCAGACTTTTCATTACTACTTGTGCTTCTCCATATGCAATCGTTTTCTTACTCTTGTTATCCTTTACCAGAACAATAGTATTATGAAGTGCATATGTAAGTAATTCATTTAATTTCATTTTGAATACCTCTTTGCATCAACAATTGAGCTTAATTATAAACTAATCTTGCCAATATGCACGTCATAAATATACTGATATGGACTATACGCATAAATTGCTTTATCAACTACTTTGCAATTTCTCAGCTGCCTGTATAACTTGTTAATATCAATACCAGTAGTAGCATATGTTCTATAAGTTTCAGTCAAATATGCTCTCATAAGCTTGTTGAATCTTTTTCTAGTCATTTTTTGTTACTCCTTTTATTCTAATAAATGTATTTCACCGAATCAATTTCAGAGGACGCTCATCTTGACCGATAACTTTTACTTGTTCATCTGGTTTATATTGCAACAAAATAGCTGATGTATAGCCATATATGTCATCTTCATTTACAAACTCTGGTGTTGTTACCCAGACTGTACCATAATACGGGTAGTTAATTACTACATAAGTAAAAATATCTCGTATAAAAACATCACCAATTCTGAGATCACACATTTTCTTTGTCTTCGGAAAATCCATCTTAATTACCTCTTTTTATTAGTTATTTTAGGGAATAATCCCGATCCCCTTTCGGGGATTTCGTCTTAATCTTCCAAGACTCGTCAGGGGATTTAGAAACTATCTTTTAATCTACTTGAAATTCATATCTACCAGCACGGATCTTTTTTATAACTACATTCGAATCATGAAAAGTAAAAGAACTCATTTTATTCTTAAATTCTTTTATCATTCCATCAACATTGAATGTATCTACAAGCTCTCTGTTCATTTCTAAAGTCTTTGTACGATTTTTAACCTCATTCAGGCGGCTGTTTTTCTCTACAAAGCTAAACTTGATTTTCATTTTTATTTCCTCCGTTTGCTTGATTATTTATTTTGTTGTTTTCCTTTACCTTGATATAATTATATCACAATTTATATGGTTTGTAAACAGGTAAATGCAAAGTTTTTTAATTATTTTTAGAGGATTCCTGCACGATCCAGCATAGTAAGAACTTGTTCTCTGGTGCAATTTGCCTTTGGAGCAGATCCATCAGAAATACCATGTTTTACTGCTTTAGCAACAGAATCCTTAGCAAAATCAGAGGCAGCTTCCTTTTCCTTCTCTGCTTCATATCTAAGCATAAATTGCTTAAACTCATTATAAGTCACTTTCTTTTCCTCCTTCTTGACTAAAAGCTCTTTGAACTTTTTCCACTGATCTTCTCGGTAAACAAATGGAGCTGGACAATTTTTACCAGTTACGTCATAATGTCTAACTACATGATCAATATCAATATTGTACCTACCCATTAAATAACGAGTTAACTCAGCAGCCAAATTTACCGTTTCTGGCTTAAATGCATATTTATCATTTTGAATTATGGAGCAAAGTTCTACACCAATAGAATTACTATTTTTGCAAATTCCTCTTAATGGATGATGGGAACTTTCTAACTTTCCTCCACAATGCCAGGCTATATGCTTATCTAATACCGACTGAATTACTTCTTTACTATCAACAAAATAGTTAGCAGATGCTCCTACATATTCTCTGCCAAAATATTCTCCATTATTACGTGCAGTATCACCATTATTTGCCGTATAATGTATTACTATATATTTTATCGAATTCAGACTTCTTGTAGAGGTACAGTAGTTTCTTTCATCGCATGGTATATAATCAATCTTCATTCTTTTCATCTTCCTTTGGAATTACTTTATCGCCTGCATCATCTATTGCAGTTCTAGCAGCATGCAATCCTCTTAAAAAGAATTCTGGAACAGGTATTCCTAATACTACCATATTCTCAACAATAGAAGTAATTTCGTTTATAATATATACACCTAAAATAAACCAGCCAAATAAATGAAGGAAATTAAGATCAACTCCAATTATATCTCCCATGTCTATAAAATACTCGGAAAGCATAAAGGCAATTGCTATAATTACCCAGTATGCTAACTTCTTAATAATTCCTTCCGCACCTTTACCACTCTTTATAGTCTTTGTCTTATATGCCTTCATATAACCAAATACACAGTCGATTATGTTTAACAACAGAAAGAATACAAATAAAACTCCTGTGTCCTTAGTAAAACAGGATAATATAGCAATCACCCCTCCCCATAATATATTGGCCTTATCAAAAAAAGTATTTAGCATATTCATATTATTTACCTCTTATAATATAAAGAAACTATAAGGAACAGCAGAGGCACGAGCCATAATTGATGGAAGACTGCCTCTTGTTCCTGCAAATCTTCCATTATAGCTTTCATATAACCAGCAATCATTACCATTTCCTTGCACATTCCAGCTAGCATCTACTGAATTACCAACTTTTGAAGCAGCACCTGGATATGCATCTGGACCATCCCAACCGGAATAGTGAGCATTGTTCAACAGACATGTTTTATCTGGTAAATTAAATGCAACTCCATTCATTGTAGTTCTAGCATAACCTCCAGCTGCATCTATGACTGTTGGAGTTGAGCCTCCTCCTACTATTATTCGTTCATTTAATCCACAAACCACATGATCATTGTCTAATTCTCCAGGATGTTCTTCCGGAATTGCATAAGATGCTGTTGTTTCTCCTGCTTCATTTATGAAAGCTACTGCGCATCCATTTCCATAACTATCACGATAAGGACGATTCATTACTGCAGCCAATGTTTCAGTTAACCTCACTAGCCCTGCCGGAAAAGCATCAGTTTGAACCGTACTTGCATATCTTGATTTTAAATATAAATTATTATTTTGTTTGTTAAAATCAAAAGTACCCATTGTGTCATTTTCGTCAATAATGCCATATGCTCCAAACAAATGAATACTATTGTCAAATGCATTTTGATTGCAGTTTTCTGCAGCACGACCGTCATATATAGTTATACCGGCTTCACTTGCTAATGTAAAAGCTGAAGTTGAAGAAAAACGATAAGCCCTCAGTCTTGTTCTATCGTCAATAAATACTAAGGATGAATTGTCATATGCTAAAAGATCTCTTTTTCCAAGGCCATCTGCCATTGTAGTCACATATTCTACACCAGTGGAAATATTGAATATTATCATAGTCATATTTGCTGCGCCTTCATTCATATTTGGAAATATCAAATTTGCTTCTTGATTAGGCAACATATATGCTATACTTTGGCTGTTTATTCTCCATCCCCACGGACAATAAGCTATAGGAGCTTGAGGAAGCATAGTAAAACGACGTTGACCAAAATTATCGTTTGCTACTATTCCTCCAGCAGTCATGCATGCTGCACTTATGATCCATTCATTTTCATCCCAATTTCCTTGCCAAATTCTTCTAAAGTAGTAATACATGCTTTTACGCTTATTGAAATTAAAAGCTAAAACAGTTTTTCTGGCATTATCTGCATCGCATAAAACTAAGTATTGAAATTCTTCATGAGCACCGAATGGTGTATCAGGTGCATTATACAAAGGATCTGGAGCAGCGGTAGCAAAAAATGTACCACCTGGAGCTGCTGCATTAGCAGCTTCTAAAACAGTAGTATAATTTCTAAAGTCGTTATTCCTTAAATTTTTACCAGTATAACTACCAACAGCAGCCTTTAAAGTAGAAGGAGTAATGAACTTCGTGTTATTGGTTCCAGCTATTGCTTCATCAGAATTAGCTTTGTCAAGAGCCTTCTGCATAATAGTCTGAGACATATTATTAGCAAAAGTAGAAACTGCATCTGCATCATTAGCATCTAAACCATTTGCTTGCATCATTTGTCCAATTGCATAGGCAACAAGAGATACTTGATATAATGTTTTATTTTGAAGCTGAGAAGATGCTATACCTTGCTGAACACCATTTATTCTTTGAACGTTAGAACTATAAGCTTCATCAGTTAGCATATTCGCTTTATTCTGGTCAAATATTTTTATATTATTTACGGCCATTTCTTAACCTCCATTCTATATTCTAATAACCAGAAAAGGAAGCTAAGTTAATAGCTTCCTAATCTTTAATACTTATTACTTTACTTCTCTTTTTGCCCAATAATTAAAGTAAGAATCTCCTTTTCTCTGATGAAGAACTACCTCAAGTAAAAACTTATTTACTTCAAGTTCATCATCAAATACAACAAGATGATGGTAACGATCAATCTGCTCAAACTCATATTTGCAGCAATTGCATCTCATCTTGATATCACCTTTAATTGCATTGTTGATCTTAAACTTTCTAATCATTTTAAGTTCCTCCAGTTTATTTTTGGTGTTTATTTATTCCTTGATTATATTATATCACACTTTGGTATACTTGTAAACAATAAAATGAAAAAAATACAAATTATTTTTATACTACAATATACCAATATTCTCCAATGTTATAATATGCCTGAGCATTCTTATCCATTAAACTGGCAATTTCAGAAGCAGTAAGAGATTCTGCACCACGTTCAGTAGCTGCATTTTTCTCACCAATCGTAATTACTTTTATATAACCTAAGTTTGTTTTTGGACAAACATTGCAAAAAATATTCTTAACAGTGATTGCTGCCATTTAGAAAACCTCCTATTAAGTAGTAGACCACTTACTGTCATCCCAACCTCTAATAAAGTTGGATTCCGTATCCCAACCAAACAGAGGAGAATCAACAACAATATAATTGAGTCTTACGCCAGACGGCTTTGGTAATAAATAACCTCTCAGAAGTAATGCAATTTTAGTAGCATTAAAATTCGGATCAATTATCATTACCGTGACTGTCATATCGAAATTATCTTGAATATCATAAGCACTATCTGGGAAAATTACTTTTAAGATCTTATTCCAACCATCCAAAGTACCATTCCAATGATTTTGCTGAATCTTACTTTTGATAACCAATCGATAAGTTTCATCATCCAAAACCGGTGGAATATCTGGATCATTTACTGGAAGTACCCTACTGATACCTACATTATATCCAAGCTGGTCCAACTGATCTCCAGTTGCTTCATCCAAATTAAAATAGACATCGAATGCTTCAACAACATCAGTACAAGAAAGGATCTTTTCCATATAAGCTTTATTATACTTTATGAACTTTGGCTTGGTAGCATGTTCATGAGTAATAAGATCTAAATATTCTTCTATCTTTTTCATACCGATACCACCGATACATCAGACTTACTACAAGTAAAAGCTCCATAATAAACTTGATTTACATCGTTTGTGGACCAAGTGGATCCATCGTCAGTAGAGCATTCAACCTTTGTAACTGTATAAGCCGGATAGTTTTTAGAATTCATTGCTTCCAGAGCAACAGAAATAAGAACCGAATTATAAAGTGCTTCTGCAATCGACATCTCAGTAATATATGTAGAAACTGCTTCTTGCATTTTATCTACATAATCACTGGTATATCCATCAAGTTGCTTAATAGTTATCTTTACCTTCACGTTGGTATATTTCGGACGATAAAAATTAACTGCAAGAATATTACCTGTTACACTTTGAAGCTTTACAGTAGTTGTACCAAAAGTACCACATCCTGGAGTTTTCTTCATGTATAACTCAGTAGCTACATCTACATCATTACCACCCTCAACAACAAAAGAAATTGTATGCGAAGGAATTCCGGCCGGTACATTAGGAGGTACAGTTCCAGTAGAAGTAGCAGAAGTATCGTTTTCATATCCTCTTACTCGTGTAACTCCTGGAATGGCTGCTAAAGATTCTTGTAAACTTTCAAAAATGGAAGAACTTGGACCAAGAACAGATAAAGAAAAACGACCTCTTAATTCAAAATCGTTTTCCACATCAATTCCTGCAGAAGAAGCTTGCTTATTAGTTACCGATAACCATCCATAAACTGGAGTATTTATATTAGTAATTGTATTCGGTAAAGCAAAAACATTTCCTTTTTCCTTGCTTGTCGCTGTAACATCAATTATACCGTTAGACGGAATAATTACTTCGTCTGGAAGTTCCCAATAGTTTCCATTATCATCAGATACTTCGCCATTGCTTATCTTAGTACCATCAACACCAGTTATTGTTAAAACAACAGTAGAAGCAGTAGCTGGTTTTCTCTGAATTCCTGCCAAAGCTACTATATTATCTAAGCCAATGCCAATAGCATCTTTAGGAGTTCTGTTATTATAAGCCAATAATGCAAGGTTGTAGCTATCATAAATCATTCTAGCAAAAATAGAAATTTGCTGATAGTCTTGGGAATCTGCTTCTAAGTAAATATCATCACCAAATATTTGCTTCATATCTTCTACAAGCTTATCAACAATTTCCTGGTAAAGTGGAATATGCATTCCAGTACCGTCAACATATGGACTAAAATATGCCATTATTTAATTCCACCTCCAAATTTACTGTGGTTCCATTTACTGTGGTTACATCAATAGTCAATCCTAACTTTCTAGCAGATATATCAACAGAGATAGAATCTACACTTGTAACTCCTTCCACTAAGCTGATTTGCTCTGCACAAAGTAAAATAACTGTTTGCCTTAAATTATTATTGCTTACTTGTCCTAAAATACTTTGGAACATTGGGAGACCTAAAGAAATATCTTCCCACCATTCGCCATAGAACAAATAAAGCTTTGTTTTAATAGCTTGTGCTATTGCTTCATCTTTTTCTATATAATCATAGGAATTATTTCCAAATACATAATCCCCATTTTCATCAAGTTTTCTGTATTTCATTTACACACCCCATCTTGTTGAGGTTCTTACAAGTTCTCCTGAATCAGGATCTTTTGCATAATAATGCATTGTAATTCCAAGGGATCCAATTGCTATTCCTGTTCCTGTATTTTGATTATACATGCATAAGCAATCTCTTCCAACTTCATTTTCTCCGTATTCTTCTCTTGCAATTTTATCCTGGTTAACAAAACCAAATAAAGCTAAACCATCAGAAAGATCATGCCTTCTTTGTTCAACTGGATTTTGTACATTGCCATGCAACCAGAAATTATCATAAGATAAATCGGAAAAAATTACTATGCATTCATCTCCACGTTTAATTGGAAAATGAATATGATAACCACCGGCAGACGGAAAACATACCGGAACATTTATCAATAGCGGATAATTCACATACTGAATTTTACCACTTTCGTCTATGTACCTTTCACGTATTGCTGGTTGAACTTCTACTGTTCTTTGTTTTGAATTATATGATTGAACAATGCAAGGTAAACAAACATGCAGACTGGCTGCGTCATTTCTACGTTGTGCATCGTTTCTTTGTTCATCTCCACCAAAGAGTTGTCTTGGTGTTAGCATATTTGTTTACCTCCATTCATTATATCATAAATTGAATATTCTGTAAATAGTTATTTACCAACCATAAATATCCTTAGAAGCCGTCATGCCCGGTAATAAACCAGCCTGAGAAATAGCATCTATCTCTGTGTACCAGTCTTCTCCTCTGGTATCACCTACATGTCTAATTCTTACTGCTCGATAAATGCCTTCCTGATCGAGTCCTCTAACTGGATTTCCTTGTTGGTATTTATATCCTTCGATCTTTTTGTTATCAACATGGAATAGGGAGTTTATTTCGATTCTTGGATTCATTAGCACCTTTAAGCTAATTCCATACTCAGTTTGAGTTGGTGTTCCAATCAATCCACTATCTGGTCCAAAAGATAAGATCTGACCCTTTGGTACATCAGTAGCAGAAATAATATTTACTTTACCATCATTTGAAAAATAAGTAGCATTCTCAGATCTTGCTATATCTTTTAAGAATTGCTGAGGACTACCAAACATTACTTTTCCTCGAGGATACTTAATATTGAAGTTTGTTAACTCTCCAGCTTGCTGCTTATAAGTTGCTTTAGTTAAAACTGCATTTACTGCATCTCTTGCAGATTGCTGAGCAACTAAAGAAACTCCAACCAATCCATAAGAAGCATAAACTTCTTCATCCATTGAAACAAGAGTTAATTTATAATCAACTGCATTTTCTTTAGATCTAATTGGCTGAACAACCTTACCGGCAAAAATTACTCCATATTGTGAACCAGTATATCCGGCCTCAATTATAATTCTTTGACCGGCCTTTATGAGCTTATTTTCTGTGTTAGGACTTAAATTATAAATAGTCAATGTAGACTCATTTATTTCAAGAAATGCAGTTTTTACTACATTGAATTCGCATCTTAATTCAGAAACATCAAATGCTTGATTATTTCCTAAATCAACAAAAACTCTATATCTTCTTCCATACAGCCAATCACTATAAGCTCCTTTTATATTTTTTATCTCATAGTATTCTCCGGAAGGAAGAAGCATAGTGCCGTTTACTGTAGAACCAGAAGATTCTTCAGAAGTACTTGTAGATATTTCAGTAGAATTGGTAGAAGTTGTTCCTAAAGTACCACCAGTAGGAGTACCAGAACCAGAATATCTAGTTCCTCTTGCAGGGGCTACGCCCATGCCTAACCATAACGCTGGATTCTGAAAATACTTACTTTTGTTAGTATGAGTGGTTGAATAATCCTGATTAGTAGAAACTCCTAAATGCAAATGTGGACCAGTTGAATTACCAGTACTACCCATTATGCCAATCTTTTGTTTGCCTGCAATTCTTTGTCCAGCTCTAACAACATAAGAAGCAAGATGAGCATATAAACAAGCTGAACCATCTACATTCGCTACCCATACATGGTTACCATAACCTGAACCATTATCTGGTGAAGCAATTTTTACTGTTCCAGACATACATGAAACAATTGTTCTATCGCCAGAAGTAACTAAATCCAAACCATAATGCTGCTTTGAAACTACTCCTCCTCCTTGACGACTTCCAAAGTTTGAAGAAATACTAAACTGTCCTAAGAATGGATAATATTTTTGTCTTGCTCTTGCAGCCTTTGCTCTTCTTGTATTATCAGCCATCTTCAAACTCACTCATTTCATTGTCAGCCCATACCAACAAATAATTGGTTCCAAGATCTTCATCATCAGGAGCACAATTACTAGTTAATTGGAATGGAGCTACATAAATGCTTCCAATTCTTAAATAGCTTTGTTGTCTAAGTATATTTGCAAATGCATATTGAGAACTTAATAATGGAATATTAACTAAAATTGGCTGCTCAGCAAAAGTATCATATAAAGAAAAGTTCCAATACTTTGCCTGATCATTATAACTTAACTTTATTGTAAAAGTCTTATTTTCATTGTTAACAGGAACAGTGACTCTGAATGTTTGATTAGGGGAATTTGTTAATGGAATCTTATACAAAACTTTCACCTCCTAGCTAATCTTAGTAAATGTAGTTCTTTTACCAGAAAGAGGATTCTGAGCACATTTACAATGTCTAACAGAACCAGTAGCTGGAACGTAAATATCAATAATATTATCTACACCAGCTATATCATCTATTCTTCTTACTCCAACTCCATTTATAGCAATTTGATTACCAAGTTTTAATCCATATTTTCTTAATGTCCGTTGAGACATTGCACAAGTAACTCCAACTGTAGCAACTCTGCCAGACGCCGTAGCAGTAGTTCCCCAACCGCCTGCTCCATTGTCATTGCAATTATAACAATAGCAAGTTAATTTTATTCCCTCACCGGCACCACCAGATGAAGCAGACGAACTAAAACCCGAACCTGTTCCAGCTCCAGCACCAAAACCCATTTGGTAAAGAATAGAAGCATCTTCTGCAGTATTGGTTTTAACTGCATTTATTTGCCCCATTTGAGTTTCAATTGTTGTTTGACTTGCACTACTTATTTTTACTGTTTTTACTCTTGCTACTGGTAATTCAACTAAAGTTGCCGTAACATAGAGTCCTCTATAAGTACTTTGATCTTCCTGAGCTTGTAAAGACTTAATAAGCATGTTATAATACATGCCAAGCTGAGTACCAACAAGAACAGGAATTCTATCAGTTTGTATCTTTTTAAGAATATTCCAAGCTGTAATTGATCTGCTCCAGCCTCCAGCAAATTGCCCTTTTACTAAAGATTGATGAACATCTGACATTCTTATAAGCATTTGAATTTCTGCAGGTTTTACATAAGAATGATCAGAGACCGAAGCACCAGTTTCAACCGGATTACTCGTAACTTCTAATTCATGAGTATAATCAACAGACATAAAGCCATCAAAGAAATATCCTGCAATATTTGTCTTGCAAAATATCATGGCTTCAACTGCCATTCCTTTTGTGTTTGTTGCTGAGTTTAATGGCAAACCATTATTTATAAGATCTGCATTATTTAATGTTGTCTTAATTGTTGCTGCTGTAGCTGCAGCTATAGACCCAGCAACTAAACCTGGAAATAATAAAGCCATTAACTCACCACCTTACTTAAATACGTCAACATCTTGTAAAGCCTTGGAAACTCCTCTTGCTGTTTGCGAAGCGGTATCAGAATTACCATAAGATTTTACGTTGACATTTATATTTGCTGTTTGCCTACGATTATCATTTCTAACATTAGAATTAGTCGTATTCGTTGTTCCTCCAACAAGCTGACCTTGATTCTTTGTAGACATTGAATTTGTATAATAAGTTCCAGCTTCTATTTGATCACTTATATTAGACCTAATATCCTTAGAACCAGGGATCCAATCAAACAAACCTGTATCCCATAACCACTTTGCTCCTCCCTTTGCAATATCAAAAAGGGCTGAGCCAAAGTTACCTTCATAAGAATTTTGACCTACGGACCTCCACATAGAGGACTTATCAATCTTATCCCAGTTACCTGTAATAACAAGAATCCAGTTGCCTATTCCTGCAACCAATTCAAGAATTGCATTCAAACTTTCAAGAATTGTGCCGAATAATGTATCGAAGAAACCAGCATCTTTTAAAGCAGTCCAAGCATTATACCATGCTGTTCCTATATCTCCAATAGTTTGCTGAATTTCTCCTAAAGCGCTTTTTGTATCGCCTAAATCTCCGAATAGCTGTTCAAAGTAGTCAAGACTTATTATCTCATTATTTCCATCATTCGATCCGAAAAGATTACCCCAATCAAAAGCAGATTTGCCGCCTCGTTGATATGCATAATAATCATCCAACAAAAGTAGCAAAGCAGTTATTCCTGCTATGAATAATCCAAGTGGACCCATTTTTAACGCCCCAAGAAAAGCAGTAGCTGCTAATGCAGCAGTCTTAAATCCTGAAGGCATTTTATCAAATATATTTTGTAGTCGTTCTTTCATATCTTTTATGAATTGAATAGCAACTTTTGCAAGTCTTACTACCCAAGAAATATATTTTGCAATTTTTTCTGTTACTACTGGTAATTTTTCAACAAGATAATTATTGAATTCCTTCATAGCATCTTGGGCATTCCTAAAATCCTTACCAAGATATTGGCCAAGATAATAAGCTATCCATCTAGTAGCCATAGAAAGAATTACTTTAGTCTTATTGATCTCTTGATTTATATCACGAATTTGTTTTAATGTATTTTCAAGTTCTGCAGGAGCTTTTAGACTGGAAGCAAAATTCTTAAGTTGAAGCATATTCTTATACTCTTCTGGAGTCATATAGAATATATCTTCATAGGACGCACCCATGGCATCCAAAGCTGTAGTTAATGATCTTGCATTTTCTTCGGTAGTCCACATTCTTCTTGCCCAACGTTCAGTTGCTAAATCAGCAGTTGCAACGTTAGACATAAACTTTGCAGTACCAGTAGTAATTGTTAATAAAAATCCACCAACAGCAGTTCCTGCTTTAGCAAAATTCTTAACAAACTTATTACCAATAGAATCTGCAGATCTCTCTACTTTAGAAAGTCCATTTTGCAATTTGCTTAAACCAAGCTCATCTACATCCCAGCCTAGTTTTACAAGATATTCCTTAAGACTTTCTACTTTACCAGCCATTTACTCACCTCCCACTATTTTCTTGAATATAATCATTTACACGGGCTTCGTTCTCTGACTTAACTTGAATCATCTCAACTGCATCTGCCCAATCATCAAATGTATATGTACCATCCCACAACTCGTGTTGCTTCCACATACCAGAAATAACTGGCAGATACAATTGAGGATTCAAATTTTCATACAAACAAAAATTTATTTTGTGTTGTCTAATAAGGAGCTCAACCCGTTTTCTCCGAAAAAATCGGAAAAGTTAAATGTTACTGTAGCAATAAGTAATTGAATAGCAATCTGAGACGTAAAATCCATAATACCATAGGTTCCATCATCTCGAACTACCGGAGCATCTCCAGCAGGAAGAACTTCAGAACAAACAGAAAGAATATCTCTCTGAAATTCAAGAAAGTCCTTCTTACTCATGTTTACTCTGCTTACATTACTCGTAACAGCATCCGGAACTCCTACCTTATCAGAGATTCCAAATGGAAGAACAAACTGAACCAACTGAAGTAAAATGTAATTACCCATAAGTGGATCAAACTTGTTAATCTTAAAAGTTCTTTCGTTAATATCAATTAACTTTGAATTTTGTCTTTTCGAAATATTTTCAATATTCATTCTTTAATAAACTCCTTTTTTTACTGCTGCTCAGCATTTGCAGCCATAAGAACCCATTGCTTAGTCTCAGCGGTAGACTTAAAGGATCCACCAGACTTCTTCTGATGAGAAACACCAGTACAGTTCCATTGCTCACCAGTAGACGAATTCTTAAGAATTGCAGAAGCAATAGCAAATTGCTGAGTTGGTGCACTCTCAATATAATTTGCCCACTTAGTAAGCCAAGCATTAAGCTCAGAAGTTTGCAAAACATTGATAGTAATTGTTGCATTCTTCTTAACAGACTTAGAAACAATAACTGCCAGGTCTGCTGCTACTTCATGAGTAGTTACATCATTAGCGAACTCAATAGAAATATCACCAATACCGGTACCATAAGCATCAAAGGAACCAACAGCAGGATGCGAAATAGTAAGAGAAGTATCTTCAAACGAATAAGTATAAATTCTCGCCATTTTATTTCACCACCTTATCGATTTACATAAACTCGAATAACTACATGCTCAATAGCTCCTGCTCCCTTTAAGCAAACATAAATGGGAGGAGTAACTCGCTTTTCACGATCAGTTGCGGACTGACTTGCAATAGTATCAGCCATAATTACGTAACCACCAGGAACAGAATCACCAGTATTAAGATCCTTTACAGAATCACCAGTCCAGATTCCCGTAGCAATTACACCCATTTGAGCCAAAGCTTCGCAACCATTCATAATGAAAGTAATAATAGTATTTAAGCCAGACTCAGTTTGAGGAATTAACCTACGAGATACAAGACCTGCAATAGTATTTTCCTGAATTAAGAACTGCGCTGCATCAAGTAAGAATACTTCATCAACATGAGTACCATCAGCAGTTACTCCCTGCAGATATAAGCTATAAGTTCTACCTACTCGAATATAGCTATTGCCATTATAACTCTGTAAGTTAGTAAACTGAATGTTATCAATAACTTCTGGCTCAAAACCAACAAGAGTCTTAAAAGCCATAGTATATGCACTATTTACCTGCATACTGTTTAAGCCACAGAATACTCCAAGCAATGCACAAACTTCGTACTTACTTTTAAAATAGTTACCACAAGTTCTCTTATACTTTGCAGATTGTAAAGTCTTAAGAATATTAGTAGTACCAGACTTTAAGCAATTTTCATCCTTGGTCTGGAAAAAGAAAACTGTTGGAGAACTAAATGCTTCAACTGCAGCAGAAATTGCAGCAATCTTGGAATCATCAGTATCACCTGCAAAGCAAAAACCGTACCACTCATCATTAGCATCTCTGCATGCTTGTACAGCTTGTAAAGGAGTCTCAGAAGTTCCTTGTACACCAACAAGAACAGAACCAGAAACAGGATTCTGAGCAAAGTAATTCTGAACGGCTAAATACTCATCATCAGTAGCTTGGAAGCCATCAGTTATCATTTTAGTTTGCCAAGTAGTGTACTGATATTCCTTGTAACGAGTTTGAGTAGAAATTGCAGTAGAAGTACCAATAATCAATCCTAAGTTAAAATTAGAAATAATTGTAGTTGGATCACTAACTTCTACAGTAATATCTACAATGTTATTCGTAGAAATACTCAATTATTTACCTCCGTTCTAATATCAACAGATTCAAATGCAGATACATCATTTTCAATTTTTACTGTGTTGTAAAAATATAAATCAATATCGTATCTTGTCCACCATCTGTCGTTTATTCTTTCCTGAAGTCTAATTACACCATTAGTTCTTTCCGAAATTATATGAAGATACATATTTGATAAAGTATAATTTGCATCGGCAGAATAAAGCATATTCTGGAATCTTATTATACTCTGATCAGTATTTTCTCCATAAGTTGTAATATGCAATCTTAAAGTTCTTTGAGAAAATTGAGATTGCCTGAACTTACTAATTGAATCTATATATTTTTCTTCTCTATGCTTATAAGATTCTCTGTCATCCACTTCTGGAAAAACAGAAATGAAATAAGCCATTCTATCAATGTTAAAAGCCGGTCTGCCTTCTTCTGAATATGCTAAAAGTACTTTATTCTTATTTACTCCAGCATATTCAACAAATAATCCTGCAAAGAACTTTTCTATTTCTTTTACAGTTTGCAATATTTCAGCCACTTAACCACCTCTTATCGAAGTAGAAACAGCCACATTTTGAGCATACCCATATTGGCTATTATTCTTCACTTTAATTACTTTGTATTCTTTACCTTTCCAAATAACAATATCAGACAAATATCCTTGTCCTATATTTGCTCCGTTTCTACCGTCTCCAAGACCAGTAGTAAAAAGAGGCAAATAAGTAAATACATTTATATACTCAGAATCCTCGTCAAAATTATCTCCAAGTTCAGCCTTCAAATCGTCTGCAATGGTTATAATTCCAATCATTTTGAATTCTGTTTCTTCTACTGTTTGTTCAAAATCTTCAACAGTAGTTTTTCTACGTCTTACTTGAACACCATTTGGTTGTGTAAAGTCCGGATCATTTATCAGTTCAGAAACATTTATCATTTAGTCCTTGTGCCCTCCTTATCAACAAAATAAGTTATTGATTTTCTAAGTTCTCCAGTATCAATAAGAGGTCGAGGATTTGTACTGCCTTTTCTTTTCTTAATTGCAATTACTGCTGGAGAGTTAGGAGGCCAATTGTTTTCTGGATTTGTAAACCAACTTCTTGAAGCATTCTGAGCATACATTCCTGCTAAGCTTAAATGCTTAAAAGCTTTTTCTTCGTTTACTTCAAGTACAGCTTTCGCAGCCGCCTTCATTTGATTTGTTATTTTGTCTTTAGAATTTTCTATAGCCGGTTCAATAACCGGTCTTGCTGGTATATTATTTACTGGGCTTCCTTTTGTATGAATAAAAAGAAGGTCAGCATTTGTTACACCAACCTTTTCTTCATTGCCTTCTTCTTTTCTTTCAGTTGTATCTTCTGGTATTCCAACATAAACTGGATTATTCTTGAGAAACTTTAGGGCTTTTCTTAATTTCAAGAAATTGTCAAATGATTCTTTAAATTCAAAACTAGCCATTCACCCACATCCCAGCATGTCCATAAATCTTAGTTAAAGTAACTAACTGCTGGCCATATGCTGTTAATTTCCAAGTTCCATATCCTTGAAGATCATCAGTTATTCCCATTAAATCATAAGAAATAGATAAACCATCAACAGATTTAGAAGTTGCTACACCAGTTGGTAATGCTCCTTGTAAAGCACTTTGAGCATCTGCATCTCCTTTTTGTGTTTGGAGAAACAAAGTAAAATAATGTGCTAAGTATAAACACATTAAGTACTTCCATTGGCCTTTATATCTATCATACTTTATAGCCTTATCAGCCATTACTAAAACCAACTCAAAGAATGGAGTTGGAATAGATGGATTTTCTGGATCAAAAGTATCAGAAATTGGAAAAACAGGAAAGATACTTGTAAAATCTTCTTTTGTAAATTGTGGATTGTCAGTAAGTATAGTGTTGGAGACTCCACTAAATGCCTCCATGAACATTGTAGCATTATTTTGATAACCAAGCATTTGCCAAAGATCTGGAATAGGCATTTAATGGATCCTCCTTCAACTTTAATTACTCAGCTTCAGAAAGCTTCTCTTCGCGAAAAGCATTCATAATCAGAGACTTAATCTTACCGGTCTTCTCAGTACCCTCAAGCTTAATGTCCATATCTTCAGCCATCTTAATAGCCTCATCGCGGGACTTCAGCTTAAGCTCCTCATAGAAAGCTTCCTCCTCAGACTTCGGAGTAACTTCCTTTACATTGGAATTGTCAACAAAATCATTCTCGATCTTGCTCTTGTTCTCATTATCTACGATCACAATGGATCCCTCAGCAATAGCAGCCTGAAGCATTGGGTCCTTAGCCATAGAATCCGGAATGGTCTGAAAACCACCCGGCTGAGTAACAATACAAGTACCCATTGGATTTGCCTGAGTTACGCCTTCACCAATTGCAAAAGCCTTTTTCGAAAAAATCTTCATTCTTTAGAACCTCTTTCTTTAAATACCGTCAACATAACGAGCAGGCTGAGTATACAGGAACTTTACCTGGCCCATCTGAGCTGCATAAATAGTAATATATGCAAACTGAAGAGCAGAAGGCTGAGTCATTGCTCGAGTAAGTGGTACCGGAAGATCAAAGTAAAGCTTATCCTGATCGTTTACATAAACCATCATTCGAGCCTTATTATTAGTACCAGCACCATTAAGCCAACGACAAGGATAAATCTGGAGGTCATGTCCCTGATTCTTAGCAATGTTATTCTTTAAAACATAAGAAAGAATGGACTCATCACCAGAAGTACCAATACGAGTAGAAGCAATATAAGAATAACGATCCGGCGGAAGCAGAATATGATTTGCCATTGCAGAATCATCATACTCAGAAGCTGCCCAAGCCTCGGTAAGTGCCTTGTTAATATCCCACAGAATTTCATCTACAGTCTTCTTTTCCCACTCAGTAGCACCAGCTGCGCCAACCGGAGCCATAGCAGCAACAATGTCCGAATTATTAACAAGACCAGAAATACCAACAGAAGAGAAGCCTCCATAAACCAGCTGGTCAAGGGTCTTATTATAATTCAGTCGAATACCACGATCCAGAATAGCATCAATGGAACGACCAATACTCTGCATCTTCTGAGAATCTACAAACGGTACCTTCATACCCTGCGCCCAGGTGAATACCTTGTAAATATCCTTATTTACGTTAGCCTGTACCAGGTTAATGTCGTTAGTTGCTCCACCAACAAGAGACTGATCATTAGCACCAGTGGTTGCATAACTTACATCCAGGGTGGAGGTAAAATCAACCCAACCACCACCGGTCTGAGCTACAATATCACGAGGCCAAGTTACAGAAGTAAGTGGTTCACGAACCTTAGGATCTCGCTTTTCAAGCTCACCTTCCAGGAATGCCATACCAGTTGCAATGCCTGCTGCATCCATAGCTCGAATACCCGAACCAAGAGAAGCATCTCGCATCATCTGCACATTGTTAACATTACCAAAAGGAACACCAGAAGCTGCATCAGTAATAATATTCGGCATTTTTCTTGTCTCCTTTCAATTAACCCTTTTGACGGGTCTTTACGGTAACTTCAGCTACCTTATTAGCATCCAGAATACCAGTAGTCCATTCAATGTTAGGAACCTGAACGGAATTATCAGCATCTACTTCAGCCTCAAAATCACCAACAAAGGAATCCTGATAAGTTGCATTCAGCTTAGTACGAATGTAAACCGGATCACCAGCCTTAGGAGTGCCACGCTTACACTTTACAGTGCACTGGCCACGAACCAGGACATCACAAGGCATGTTAGCTACATAGTTTGGATTGCTCTGCGGATTAAATACATTTGCCTGAATAACCTCACGAACGGCAATACCTGCAATCTGTGCTGCAGTAGTATCTGCTCCAACAATAGAGAAAGTATTGTCATCGTTAAGAATTACTGCCTGACCAAATGCAATATCAGCACCCTTAGCAATACGATTTTGAATTACGCAATCAGCAGTTCGGGAAACCGTACCTGCATAGCCATTATTAAGCTTAATACCAATAGTAGAACCGGGCATTTACTTTTCCTCCTTATAATGTGGATTGTATCGCTTAGCAATCGACATACCAAAATCATAATCGGAATCCATTGCCTTTGCCTTAGAATCCTTAGTTGCCTTCTTCTGCTTGATATTCATAAGAGTACCATAATCGGAAGAAGTAACTCGGGATCCCTTAATCATACGAGCCAGAGCATCTGCAGCCTTCTTACGTTCCTTAGGATTCTTAATAGCTGCAATTACCGGCTTCATGGTACGAAGTAAAGTAGCAGAATCCTTCATCTTTTCCGGGTCAACAGTAACAGATTCCTCATTATCTGCATCCTCAGTAAGATCATCCGGATCCTCATCCTCAGTTTCCTTCTCCTCAACCTCCAACTCATCAAGAGCCTTCATTGCAGGATCCTTGTAAAAACCAAGTTCACGAAGAGCTCGAACAACACCATCTGCAACCTTCTTATCAAGATCGTCCGGCTTATCCTCGTCCTTAGTGATCTCCAGAGGATTTGCTTCCTCGTCCTCAGTTACTTCACACAGGGCATCATTTACTTCCTCAGTCATTTCCAGAGCATCCTCTGCAAGTTCCTCCGGGATAGCATCATGAGCCTGCATACAAGTAAGAAACTTTCGAACTGCATCTCGAACTCGCTTCTCGTTAGCCATTTAAGTTTTCCTCCTTAAATAATTCTTTTTGCTTTTCTTAATAATCTTTTTGCATGTATTGTAGTTTCTTTAGGTTGTTCATCTTTTATGCAAACCGTCTTACCAGCTCGTCCTTGCTGAACTAAAGCAATGTGGTTGCCTCTGATATTTGTTTGATAAAATTTGCCGTCTTTTTCAACATACTCACATTCATAGCCAGCCGATACTTCTCTTTTAGCACCAGACTCAATTTCATCAATTACAATTGGATCTCGCACAATGAGGTCAGCAACTATTTTATCAGAATTTTCTCCTTTGCCAACTCTTACATTAGATACTTCACCTTTGGAAAACATAGACCAATTATTTGTATCAACATCAACTGTTGGATGCGTATCAGTAAATGCTTTTCCTTCAAAGCTTGCCAGAGTTCGTTGGTCAAAAACCTCTTCAGGTTCCCGATAAACATCAACTACTTCCTGGCCATCTAAACCAATCTCACTGGATAAATACTTATATACACCAGTTCGTGCAATTGGTACATTATGGCAAATTAGAAAACCTTCAGGAGTCTTTGTCATGTTGTCACTTATTTTAGATCCATAGTAAGCTTTTGCCATGCAATCACTCCTTTACAAGTTTAGGAGCTATACTTAACCCCATATATTATTATAACATATATTGTATTATATGTAAATAGTAAATTTAAAAATTTTTATAAATTTTTTATTATTTCTATTTAGCTGGTTTTTGAAGATTATGGATTATTAGGTTTAACAGAATCAGTTTCATCAGAAGCCTTTTCATTATTTTTATTCTCTTCAGATTCTAACCAGTTCTTATATTCTTGTCTTGCAGCATCATTCTTTTCAGTGATAAAATGCATCTGGTCAAACTTATTAAGCTTAATATCTAAAGTCTTGCCTCTATATGCTTGAACTGTTGCATGATTCTTAATATAAATATTTTCTTCAGCCATTTTAGTTTCCTCTTTTAAATATTAAGCAGCTGACGTTCATAAACAGACATCTGAGTCTTAGCCTTTTCTGCACCAACAGACTTGCAAAGTACCCAATACTTATATTCAGCTCTCAGAATATCGTTTCGCTTCATATGATGATCATTATCAAACTGATCAAGCTGAATTCCAATGTCACCCTTATAAGCCTTTACTCGATGAGCATTCTTAATATAGATATTGTTTTCAAACATAATATATCCTCCTAATTACTTATAGATTCGACGATCGCAATAAATGGAATAACCATCCGTGAAGAACTCATATACAATGGTCATGTTGTTCGCTGGAACAATTTTATCACCAGAGTAAAGAGTTTTGTCAGGGAAAATTAACTGATTTTTAGTAGTGGCTCCATTAGCAACAACAATGGTATAATCTACACCCTGCCTCATGTTCTCAAACTCTGCAATAGTTACATCAGACGTTTCTGCAGCTAAACTTACATGCATATTACGATGTCCATTAAGATCTAATCCAGATGGATCATTTAAAA